ACCTTGACGGTGAGGCTGGCGCAGATCCGCACGCTAAGTTCCCTGATGAGATCTGGTATGTGGATCGCAAGGCAAACGAAAACCGCGCAGCAGTTGAATTTGAGCTAGCCAGTAAGTTTGATCTTGTTGGTGTGATGTTGCCACGGCGGCAGATCATTGCAAATGTATGCCAGTGGGCTTATCGCGGCGGTGAGTGTGGATACAATGGCACTGACTACTACGACATCAACGACAATAAAATTACAGCAAGCGGCAGTGATGTATGTGGCAAAAGATTGAGCAGTTGCAAGGTAAGGTTTGAACCATATACGCTTGCTGGTACTGTGACCAATGGAAGCGCAACAATGACCATATCATCGTACTTTAATTTTAGGGTAGGCCATCCGGTGTCTGGATTAGGCATCCCGTCTGCAACCACAATCAGCGCCATCGTTGATGCCACAACTTTGACATTAAGTCAAGCTGCAACGATGACTACATTGAGCACCAAGACGGGCACTGTATCAACAAGCAACGCAACCGTAGTAGTTTCAAACAACACCGGCATCAGCGTAGGCCAAGCAGTAACTGGAACATACATGCCAGCCAGCACAACCGTAACAGGCATTGCAAGCACAACCGTAACGTTGAGCAACAGGCCGCATTCAATCGCTCAGGCAGGAACCTACGTCCCAACGACCGAGGAATATTTTTACGGTGATGAGTATAGTGAATCCGGCCAAAGAACAATACTGACCGCCCAGCAAATCAACATAGACACAGCCGGTTTATCTGCTGGGATGATTGTATTTGGCAGTAATGGGATTGATACAACTATTGCATCTGTAGGCTCTGGCGTTATTTATCTCAATGGGTACGGTGACTTATATTTTGATCAGGTTGGTGTGCAGTTATACTTCCTGCCAGCTTCGCCAGGTTCTGCAACCTACACCTTCACGTCAAACGCAAAGTACACCTTCCGCACACCTGATACGGCATTACCATTCGGTAGTTTCCCTGGAGCGGGGCTATCCAAATGAAGCTAACCGAAACACTTGAAACAGAAATCCTAGAGCACGCACAAGCTGAGGATCCACGCGAATGCTGCGGCCTAATCGCAGTGGTCAAAGGTCGCCGCCGTTACTTCCCGTGCCAAAACATTGCAGCCACACCAAGTGAGCACTTTGTTCTAAGTGGTGTGGATTATGCACAGGTTGAAGACCAGGGCGAAATCGTGGCTGTTGTTCACAGTCACCCGATCAGCAACCCGGCTCCCAGCCAAGCGGATCGTGTTGCCTGTCAAAAGTCTGGCTTGCCATGGATCATCGTGAATCCCAAAACAGAAGCATGGGGACATTGCAACCCTGATGGTTTTGAGCTGCCATACGTTGGCCGCGAGTTTGTCTTTGGTGTGGTTGACTGCTACTCGCTGGTGCGTGACTGGTATGGCAAAGAATTTGGCCTGCGCCTTAACGATTACGAACGCCGCGATCTGTTCTGGGAACGTGGCGAGAACCTATACGTTGACAACTTCCACCGCGAAGGGTTCCGCAAGATTCCGTTTGATGAGTTGCAGTACGGTGATGCCTTGCTGATGCAACTTGGAGCAAAGCTGCCAAATCACACAGCGATCTACATTGATGACCAGCAGATCCTGCATCACATCCAAGGCCGGCTGAGCAGCAGGGATGTTCTTGGGAGCTACTATACTAAGAACATTGCCATGGTCTTGCGGCATGAAAGTCGTTAAGGTCTACGGCGCCCTACGCAAACGGCTGGGGCAATGCCGCTTCCAGTTCGAGGCTGATACGCCTGCCCAAGCGATCAAGGCATTGTGCGCCAATTTTCCCGGCCTTGACAAGTGGCTGATTGATAGCGAGCAAGATGGCGTCGGCTATCGGGTGACAATCGGCAAGGAGCGGATCGGTGAGGATGAAGCTGCCACGTTGCTTATGCCATGGAGCGAGCGTGACGTGTTCAGCATTACGCCAGTGATCGCGGGTGCTGGTCAAGGTGTGGGGCAAATTTTTGCTGGTATTGCTCTTGTTGCTTTTGCCATTGCCTTTGCTCCTATTGGCGTAGGTTTTCTTGGCGCTGGAATGGCTTTAGGTGGCAGTACCTTTACGTTGGGCGCCTTGGCGTCAACTATTATTGGAGGCATTGGCGCCAGCCTTGTATTGGGCGGCGTTGCTCAAATGCTGTCACCTGCTCCAACATTCTCTGGCTTTGAACGCGGCAAGGAAGCAGCACGCCTCGAGTCCTTTAATTTCTCAGGCATCACCAATACGGTGCAGCAGGGGATGCCGGTTCCCATTTGCTATGGTCGCTGCTTCATCGGTTCTGCCGTGATCAGCAGCGGGCTTGACGTGGATCAACTGATATGACATCTATCCAAGGTTCTGGCGGTGGCGGTGGCGGCGGCGGCGGCAAGGGCGGCGGAGGTGGCGGCGGGCAATCGTACGTCGCCACAGAATCCGATGATTCGCTTCAGTCAGTCCAATATGGCAGTGTTCTGGACTTGCTCAGTGAAGGCGAAATAGAAGGCATTGAAGGCGGCGCCAAAGGTATCTACCTTGATGGCACACCAATTCAAAGCGCCGGTGGTACCGATAACTTTACCGGCTACACACTTGTCACCCGCAACGGTACGCAAGCGCAAGCGTATATCCCAAACACAAATGGCACAGAACTTGAGAAGGGAGTCAATGTAGAGGCATCATTTACGTCGGCAGTCACCAGAACAATCACTGACGTTGATGTTGATCGCGTGCGCGTTACGGTGCAGATGCCAGCGTGCCGGACCATTGAAACAAACGGCGACATCACGGGCAACAGCGTAGATATTGAAATCCAAGTTCAATACAACGGCGGTGGATTTACGGCTGCCGTTGCGGATACAATCAGCGGCAAGACAACCAACAGCTACCAGCGTGATTACATCCTGACGTTGAGCGGTGCGTTCCCGGTTGACATCCGGCTAAAGCGGATCTCGGCTGATGCGATCAGTGCACGCAGTCAAAACAAAACCTTCTTCTACAGCTACACAGAAATCATTGATGAAAAGCTGCGCTATCCAAACAGCGCACTAGCGTTCCTGCGGTTTGACAGCCGGCAATTTAGCAACATCCCTGCCCGTAAATACTTGGTGCGTGGCATCAAGATCCAACTGCCAAGTAATGCCACCGTTGACACCACAACGTACCTTGGCCGCGTCACCTATGCAGGCGTCTGGGATGGTACGTTTGGCGCCGCAACATGGTGCGCAGATCCAGCCTGGTGTCTGTGGGATCTGCTGACCAACACCCGCTATGGCGCCGCGATACCAATCAGCAGTCTTGATCGGTACGATTTCTTTACGATCAGCCAATACTGCAATACTTTGGTCAGCGATGGCAGAGGCGGCCAGGAGCCACGGTTCCTTTGCAACCTCATGCTCAATAGCCGCAGTGAGGTTTACAACGTCATCCAAGAGTTCACGGCATTATTCCGTGGGATTGTTTACTACGGCGCTGGCACCTTGGTGGTTGCTCAAGACAAACCATCTGATCCGCAATACGTTATTACAGCAGCCAACGTAATTGATGGCATCTTTAACTATTCAGGCACATCACAGAAAGCGCGTGCCAGTACGGCAACGATTGGCTACCAGACCTATGAAGGCTTGGGCGAGGTTGAGTTTGAATACGTTGAGGATGCTGCGGCGATCGCTAAGTACGGCATCATCAACCGTGATGTGAAACTGATCGGTTGCTACAGCCAAGGGCAAGCGCATCGTGCTGGTAAGTGGATGCTGCTGAGCGAGCAGAACCTCACGGAGACGGTCACCTTTGCGGTCTCCATCGACAGCGGGATCGTGCTGCGGCCTGGCATGGTGGTCAACCTTGCAGACCCTCTCAAGGCCGGCTCACGGCGCGGTGGAAGGATCAGCAGTGCAACGACATCAACTGTCACGATCGACAGCACCCAGAATCTCACCCTCAACGTTGGTAATTTTCCTATTATTAAAGTAATGATGCCAACCGGATTGGTTGAAACCAGGTCGATCCTCGGCATCTTTGGCGCTGTGATCACCGTCTCACCTCCGTTCAGTGAAGCGCCCAATTCGCAATCAATATGGTTGATTGATACAGTAGACATTGAACTGCAAACGTTCCGTGTTATTACTGTTGCAGAATCTGATCCCGGTGTGTTTGGTGTAACTGCACTGGCGTACAATGAGACTATTTACACCTCAATTGAAAGCGACTTAAAGGTAACACCGCGTGTCATCACAAACCTAAGCGCTCTTCCACAACCGGTAAGCAGCGTTAGCGGTGTTGAGTTTCTATATGAAAGCGGCCAAAGTGTATTGACTGGTTATGACCTAAGCTGGATTAGTCCAGTGCAAAACACTGCTAGCTTTCTCGTTCAGCATCGTCTGAACAATAGTAACTGGATTACAACAGAAACAACATCGCCATCATTACGCATCGGCGATCTTCAAGCTGGTACGTTGCAGGTACAAATTCAAGCGTTAAATAGTCTTGGTAATGCCAGCACCATATCACCTGCTACGTTTAAATTGATTGGCAAGACTGCCGTTCCAGGTAATGTGCTAAACCTAAGCATTGAAGCAATCAGCGCCAACAGCGCACGGTTGCGTTGGGATAAAACGCGGGATCTTGATGTTAGGACGGGCGGCCTTATCAAGATTAGACATAGCTCAAAGACTGACGGTTCGGCAGACTGGAGCGATTCTATCGACTTAATCCCGGCAAAATCTGGCACGCAGACTGAAGCCATCGTCCCGCTGCTGGAAGGTGAAATCCTGGTTAAATTTCAAGATGATGGCGGCAGGCAATCAACTGATGCAACAAGCGTTATTGTTGACCTACCAGAAACGCTAGGTGCGCTGGCAGTCGTAAGCCGCCGTGAAGATCAGGACAGCCCGCCATTCCAAGGCACTAAAACAAATGTCTTCTATAGCGAAGAATTTGATGCACTAGTATTGGACGGAACTGGCACTATTGATACAATCCTTGATTTTGATTTAATCTCAGCATTTGATTACCTTAGCGATACATGGCCAGAAGGTAATTATGTATTCACAAACACCTTGGACCTTGGCGCAGTATTTAGCCTTGACTTAAGTCGCTACTTTGTCACCCGTGGTTTCTTCCCCAACGACTTGATTGACAGTCGCACAGCCGAAATTGACTTTTGGTCTGATTTTGATGGTGCTGTAAATGACTCGGTAAACTCAGTGTTGTACTTGCGTCGCACAAATGACGACCCATCCGGCACGCCAACATGGAGCGCGTATCAACCGTTTGTAACTGGTACGTTTCTGGCGCGAGGATTTGAGTTTAAGGCCGTCCTGCAATCAGGTGATCCGGCAGAAAACATTCTCATTGATGAGCTTGGCTATGATGCTTCATTCCAGCGCCGCACTGAGCAAAGCAATGGCAACATCGCCAGTGGTGCTGCCGCCATGACCGTAACCTTCGAGAAGGCATTCTTCACCGGTACAGCATCTATCGGTGGCGTCAATGCCTACCTGCCCAGCATCGGCATCACGGCGCAGAACATGGCAACAGGCGACTACTTCACGCTTGGCACTGTGACCGGCACCACCTTCCAGGTCACCTTCCGCAATGCTGCTGGTACGGCCATCGACCGTAACTTCACCTACACGGCTGTTGGCTATGGCCGTGGGGTGTAGAATGGTGCGACAATCACAGGCTTAACTTGTGGCTACGCACGACTACGTTATTGCCAACGGTACTGGCGCCGCTGTTAGGTCTGACCTAAACGGTGCCCTAGCCGCGATCGTCAGCAATAACAGCAGCGCGACTGAACCAGCGACGATGTATGCCTACCAGTGGTGGCCGGATACCACTACCGGGCTGCTGAAGCAACGCAACTCAGCCAACAGCGCATGGGTGACGCTGTTTCAGCTTGACGGCGAGTGGAGCACGCTACCAATTGAAAACGGCACGGCTGCTGCGCCATCAATTTATTTCAAGGACAGCGGAACAGATACCGGCATCTACAGCCCTGGCACAGACCAGATTGGGATCACCACGGGCGGCACCTCACGCATCGTCGTTGATGCAAGCGGTAATGTCAACATCGACAGCAATACGTTCTACGTTGATGCTGCTAATAACCGCGTAGGTCTGGGGAATAGTAGCCCGCAGGCAACTCTTCACGCTACCGGCGCAATTCTTTCTAGTGGTGCGCTAGTAGCACTGAGCGCCAGCAATATCTTCTTCGACCAACCGACATCTGCGCTTTCTCGCATTGGCGTTGTTGGAGCGAACACAAGTACTGCTGGCACTTTCACAATTTCTCAGTATTCCAGCAATGGTTCTGTTGGGCGCGATGTAGTTCATATCAACTCTTCAGGCAACGTAGGGATTGGCTATGCGCCTAGCGCAACTTTGCATGTTGACGCAACTGGCGGTGCTACTCTTCGGGTTAGCAGAATTAGCGCAAGTGCTGGTGCCTACGGTCAGCTTGAGCACGATGGCACAAATACAACGTTAACCAGTACAGCGGCCACTACGTTTGTTAATAACAGCAGCGAACGCGGCCGCTGGGACACCTCCGGCAGGCTCTTAGTTGGCATTATTGCCAGCCCTGCGCATCAGTTGCAAGTTTCAACCGATTCTGCTGGTAAGCCATCAACAAGCACATGGACCATCGTTTCAGATGAACGCATTAAAGAAGACATTGAATTAGCCGACCTAGACCTTTGCTATGAAGCCATCAAGGCAATCCCACTGAAGCGGTACAAGTGGCGTGATGAAATCTACACAGCCGAACAAGTAACCGACCGCCGCAAACTGGGTTGGATCGCGCAAGATGTTGAGACTGTATTTCCTAAGGCAGTTGGCACGCATGAGTTCAAATACAACCAAGTATTTGAAGAAACAATTATCCCAGCAGTTGAAGAAGAACTAGACGCAGATGGCAACGTCATTACACCAGCGCAGCCAGAGCGCACTGAGCAGGGAGATCTGATTAGCGAAGATGTAATTGAAGATTGCCGTAACCTTAATTCTGACCAGATTTATGCAGCAATGTATGGCGCCGTCCAAAAGCTGATGGCTAAAGTCGAGACCCTTGAGGCCAGCAACGCTGACCTGCTTGCCCGAGTGACTGCCTTGGAAGCAGCGTAGTCCCAACTGGATGAGCAGGCCGCTCCTACCAAGGCGGCTGGTGTGCCGTGGGCGTAGAGCAATTAAACTAATGGCATGGAAGCATCAAACGAGCTTCATGCCTGCCGCCGATTTCGGAGATGCCGCGAGAAATTACCGCTGGCGGATTTGCTGCGCGATGAAAGCGGGCAGTTAT